TAGTTTGACTTGCTGGTAATCTACGATAGTTGTCAATCAAGTAAACTCTTCTTTTTCTACACTCTCGTAAAAAGAATGTTCTGAAAACGTCGTGCTTTTTTACAAATCTTTTTAATGCTTTGTAAACCAACTCAACATCAACATCGTCCATATTGTCTTCAAAGTCTCCAATCTCGGTAACACCTCTATCTAATTGTGCACCACCAAGTAATCTGATTGCTCGGTCTAATGCTCTGGCATTTATGGGACCTCTCAATGTTGTTTCTAATTGTAGTCCGACGAATAACTTAACATTTCGTTTTGTTGATTTCTTTCTATAAGTATACTCTGGGTCTATACATAATACGGTTCTTTTCTCTGCTCGTGATGAGTTTTTACTTTTATATAAAAAAGAAACTATTTGTCCTGGTTGAACTTGTTGCCAAATGGTATTCCTCATAGTTCTTTAACGATTCCCATATCTTGACACGCGTGTAAGAATTCATATTGTCCATATTCTTTTGCATTTTCCATATCCAATGTATGTTCGTGTCCTTTGTATTTAGGGTCTTTCTGTTCTTCTTCATTTAATTTACGAACTTTTGCGTATTTCCATATCCAATTATTTTTAGTTCCCTCTGGATATATAATTCCTAACTTACCCATATTCAATATTGATGGAAACCAATGTATTTTTCTATCATAATCATACATACTGACTTCATTCATCAAATCTGTTGATGACTCTTGAACTTTAGTTAAATTTTCTGTATCATTTTTGTAAAGTGAATTACTCGTAAATCCACAACTAAAGCACATAAAAGAACTAAAGTCTTCTATTTCCAATCTGTCCTCAAAACACTTCTCATCATTGAAGCAATTTGGACAAGTTATTTTTATCTCTGCCATTTTATCCCTTTTTTAGTTTTGGTAATTTTAGTTTTACCGAATCTGGTTTCTCTTGCAACTTAGGTATCTTTAATTCAACCTTTTTGGCCATACTATCTAATATTTTGTCAACAATAGACTCTAATTTAACTCTCATCTTATCGTGAGTAAACAACTCCCTATTAACAATCATTTGCTTTTTACCTTTAAGTTGATACTTTTTGTAATTACTAAATACTGACTTCATAAGTCTACTCGCTGTATTGTAATTTACAGTTGACCATCTTGCTTCTTGATTTCCATAATCTTTTGGAAATGCACTCGCTGGAACTTTTGTCATTTGATATGGTAATTCAATTGTATAATCTCTATCTAAAAAGTCTGCTTGACCTGTTGAAATAGGTGCTAATATCGGTTTACCACTAAACGACGCTTCTAACAATGGTCTTCCAAATCCCTCTCCGTGAGTAAATGTCAAATGTGATTTCACTTTCGGGTGATTATACATTTGGTTCATTTCCTCATCAGTTAGGTCTCCGTGTAATAAATATATATTAGGTAAAGTATTTGCTTGAACATCAGATTTAATCATATTAATCTTTTCTAAAATTGACTCTCTATCTGTTATTGAAAATCCGGCTGAACTTGTTTTCATAATTAATGCTGGTGGGTTTTGTGTGTTCTTAAATGTTTCCAAGAATACTTTTAACATCATACCGACATCTTTTCTATCTTCCCCAAGATTTCCACTTAACCAATGTCCTACAAATAGAAAACAAAAATCTTCATCTATCTTAGAGAACTTTTCTTTTAACTTACCAGAAAATTCTTTCGTTTCTTTATATATTTCTGGGTCTGCTCCTTCAAACAATACTTCTAATGGTTTCACTACTTTAAGTTCCCCGATAGCTTGACCTGTGTTTACATCTTTTTTGTCATAAACTGTATCTTGAAATCCACTCTTAGTAAATTCTGAAGTACATATTGTCATATCCATACGATTTACACCCTCTATCCATTGTGCTGGTGGTTGTGTATGTTCTATTCCAGCTGTAATACCTATATTCTTTTTACCCAATGGTTGAAATTCATTTGGTATAACGATATGAATATGTAATTCTGGTTGTCTTTCTAAATTAGGGTCTCCCATAAGTTTATCACTTATCATTTTGTGATGTGGATTACCCTCTTCTAATGCATTTGGTGGTGTTGTTCCCCAACGAACCGGTTGGATTCTAACATCATATTTATCTGATTCAATTAACGCTCTACAAATATCTCTTGAGTGGTTTCCATAACCACTACGAGTTTGAACTGGTGCCGTTACTAATATCATTGGTTTCATACTTTATATACCTCGTATCTTTCTCTTGGTGTCCATTTATCAAGTGCGGTTTCCATATGGTCTATGAATAAACCACACATTGCCCTTGCACTCATCATAGATTCATCTCCACAAACCCATTCGTGTCCTATGAATCCACACTCATCTCTTTCTTCTTTTGACATTTCATAGAAATGTTGGATAGAGTCTGCCGCATCCATCCAATCACACCTGTCATCAAAAATGTATGGTGTTGGTGGTGAACCTTGTAATGAACGAACTTTTGGCCATACTGGTTTTACCCACTTTCCGTGAGTTAAGTCTTCGTTATTTTCCCAATCTCTCCAATTGTGTAGTGATTCAATCTCTCCATAATCTTGGTAAGTAATATGTTTACCTTTTAACTTGAATCCACATTGGTCTTGCATACCACCCGTAACATTAACGATAATTGGTGTTCCACACATCAATGATTCACAAGTTCCTAATCCGAATCCCTCGTTGGATGCTAAATTAATCGTTACATCACAAATGTTATATAAATAATTTAGATGTTGTGATGACAATTTATTGGTTGAGAATATTATATTCAAGTCTGGACACATCTCTTTAACTACCTCTGGTAAGTCTGTTCCGTTGTTATCAACTGGTTGTGTATGTAGAACAAATGCTGTCTTATCTCTTTTCTCTTTTGGTAATCTATCCGCAAAAGTCTTAAATGCCAGAATAGTATCTGATGTCATCTTTCTTCTGATGTTTCTGTTATTGTAAAATAAACAAAACTCTATGTCCTTACCTTGAAATAATTCAGATTTCATTTTGTTCATTTCTAATCTTTCTTTTTCATTTTTGACTGGATAGAAATACTTTTCATTAATTCCGTGTGGGACATAAGTTGAATCCCAATCTGTTCTTGGTTTCTTCTGACACACATTTTGAACAATGTTATGTGTTTGTTTTGAAATATTCATAATCAAATCACAACTTTCATAAAATGGTTCGTTCCACCTCGGATAAGGTAAGTCGTCCCAGATGTTGTAATAGAAAATAGGACATTGTTGCCTTACTTCGTGTTCCATATCATACAACCACTTCCAAAATCTTGGGTCTGTATAGTGTAGAATAGCGTCTGGCTTTTCCATTTTAAGTATGGTTCTTAATGTTTCTTGGTCACCATATCCATCAATAGGATATATTTTTAACGATGCGTCTTGAATACCAGTTTCTTCCACCATAGCTTTATTCATATCAAAAACTTTTCCTTTGTCTGGGTGTTTGATAGCCCCACCTATTTGAGCCCAATCATATTTATCAATAGTTCCAACTACAATCTCTCTTGACATTGTACCGACACCACTTGACATTCTTAGGTCATCTGATAGTAAAAGAATCTTTTTCTTGTTCCTCTTTTCAATCTTCTCTGCTTTTTGTATTTTTTTTAATTTCGGTAATTTTAAATCTGACATATAACCCTTCTTTTATTTTTAATATTTTGAACCACTTTCCTCTAAGTTTTCATATTCTAAAATTTTTTTCTTAAACTCGTCGTCATAAACAAATAAATCTAAACTGCGATTTACTAATTTCTGTAATGAAAAGTCGTCACGAATAGACTTTTCTTTGAACTTTTTATATAGTTCATCTATAATTTTTACTGATGTTAATTTATCTTCTTTCATATTGTTCCTCTTAATATATACATATATATACAATAATAAATAGTTAGTTTAACTCAAAATAACGAATTTTTTATTTATTTTTTCACAATATTCTAATGCAGACCTTGTTCCGTTGGTAATCTCTCCGTCTTTACAAAACGCAACCACTTTGTCTGAATATTTTACTAAATCTTTATTTCGTTTGTGATAATATCCAACATTGTATGGTTTACCATAGTTATAAGCTTCCATTACACAATGTTGGTTGTGAGTTTGATGTTGTGGTGGGAACTCCGAATAATCTAATCCGAACTCTAATGCAAATCGTTTTGCATATTTATCTGCTCCGTCTTTTGCACCACCACTAACGATTTCCATATCTTTATGTTCCATTTTTAATCTAAACATAAAGTTCTGTATGTTTCTTTTATTGGTGTAGGTCCTACTACCTATAATTGCTATCTTCATCGTCATTTCTTTTTTGTTTTCTTTTTTTCGTTTCAGATGAATCATTTGAATTTACAAAACTATACTTTTCGTAAAAGTCTTTTATACCTTCAAGTATTCCAGTTTTTGGGTCATCATAAAGGTATGCGAATCTGTAATATTGTAGATATGAAAATGTTGGGTTAGGTAAATAGTCAATTGAATTTCTTGGTCTTATATCATACCAAATAAAATCATTTTGAGTATCAAATAGTTCTGGATATATAGTAAGTTTAGTTGCGTGTTCACCTGAAGATTTCCAATACTTAATAAATGGTTCTAATGTATTCAAGTCTACCGCTTCATTTTCTCTATCATACCAAAAGTATAATGGAAAACCAACTCCCTGCATATCCGGTAATTGTTTCAGTTTCATTAGTTCCTGAAATACCTCTTGTTCATATTCGGTCGCTAAAAAGTCCGTTACCTTAATTCTTAAACCTGGTTCTATCATTCTAAATCCTTACAACTTCTACACTTCTTGTGCTTTTCACATTTTTCATAGTCGTGTGAAATGATTTTACCTTTGTCATCATAACACTCATCTATGAACTCTTGTAACCTTGTCATAACCCTATTAACACTTGGTTTACCACTTGCTGGCGAGAACGCCTGAATTCTTTTCTGTGGATACATCATATTTTCATATAATCTTCTCTTTAATATTAAATATTCAACATCTATTTTATCTTCCGATATTTCTAATTGTTTTGCCATAAAGTGTTTATACAACAATAACTGATTGGTTTTGTTCTTATCGGCTTTCATATATTTATTCCAACCCATAGTAGATGATTTAATATCAATGATTCTCATACGACCAGTTTTCTTGTCGTGTAGAACAACATCCATATAACCAACGAATCTCATATCTTTTGGTAGTTCATAGTTTAGATTCATTTCAATACCGACTAACTCAGTATCTTTCTTTTTGAAATGACTTGACTTTCTCTTTAAGAACTCATCAATGATATTGAATCCGTCTTGAGTGAACTCTGCCATTTCTTCTTTGGTTACTTCAAATCCGTCACCATATCTTTCTTTAGCTTCTTTGTATAATTCTTTCATACGATAGATTAGAATATCTTGAAGTGGTAAAGCGTCTGCTTCTTTGATTGTTCGTTCGTAATAACATACTAAATATGCTTGAATAGTTTCGTGAATAGCACTACCGAACAAGGTATAAATATTACCTTTGAAAGTCTCTGCTTTATCCACATAGTTTGCTTTCCAAGTGTAAGGACATTTGTCCCACATACTGAATTGACTATAACTTATTTTGCCCATTTGCCCCTCGCTACTACTTGTGCCATTACTCCATAATTTGATACATCTGAGAAACTATCAGTTACGGGTTCTCCCTCAACTGCGTTATTTCCTCTCATCAATAATGTTTTCATTCTCTCAATTTTGTCATTACACCTGAACCAAATACCCAACAACGATAACTTAATATCCTCTGGTGTTTTTAGAATAGTTCCCACTGCAATATTTTGTGGACCATAGTCGTATTGTTTTCTACAAAACAATTCGTATTGTTCTGATTGTATTTTTAGAAACTCACCTGTCATTTCAGGATAAGTTCTCTCCATATATTTTACGACATCTTGTGTGTCTACCATTTCTTGGTCTTCTTTGGTTAAGGTTGCCTTTGGTATTCCTACTTTTGTAGGTGCGTCTTTAATCGCCATCATTTACTCCATATTTTTTTTAGTTGTTTTTCATCTACACCATACTTTGATATAATTGAATATACAACATCTTTACCCATAATGTCAAGTGTTTTTTCAATATTTTGTGAACTTTCTTGAAAGTAATCACACAATATATCCATAGCCCACTTTTCTATCTTGGATTTCTTTTTAGATTTAGTATATCTTAAGTATGTATTTCCTCTTGGTAGTAGATTTGTATAGAATTGATATACCGTTTTAGGTTTCAATTCCCAATATTGTTGTATTTCATTTACAACTTCTATCCACTCTGGTTTCATTGACAAAAATCTATGCACCATATAATTAGACCAAGTCTTTTTATCGGCGTCTGTAATGTTGTCCCAATACAATTGGTTCTGAACATTAGTAATTTGTTTTATGTGGTCAAATAGTGTTTTTGTTTTCATAGTGAATAACCTTTTAGATATAAATAAATAGTTAGTATGAAACTGAAAATGTAATATTTTTAATATTGATTTGTCATTTCTGTTCTTGGAAATGACATCTTATGTCTATCATAATCCATACTATCTTGATAAAGTTCATTAACCTCATCTGAATATTGATATTTACTGACATTATCTTTAATGTATATGTTGTTTCTTGCAACAAAATCTAATTTGTCTGTGTCATCAAATAGTTGTTTATCTACATTTGAAATCTTAAATCCATATTTCACATCAAGTTCAAATTCATCTCCGTTTGATTTGAGAGAGAAATTACAATTGAAATGTGAGTCCTTTAAATTATATCCTTTAAAGTTATCCCTAATGATAAAGTTAATATTAGATTTATTTGTAACATTAACCAATACCCAAGCAAAACCTTTAATCGTCTTTATAATTTCATTTTCAATCGAATCTACAATATTGCTTTGTTCTGTTGATAGTAAAAACTCATTTGTGAAGATACTATTATCTGCTTCTTCTTTTAGTTCTACATCTATATTACCAACTTGTAATGAGTTTTCTCTAATTCTTGCTCTATAATATGGTGGTTTTCCACCCTTTTCTTTTGGTGTGGCATATGAGAAATCATCTCCTATTAAGTCCTCACCCTCTTTGGTAAAGTTAAATATATTTAACAAGACCTCAATAAAGAATGCTTTTAAATGTCTAATCATTAATATATTTTTATAATCATTTGAAGTCCAAGCGTTTAAAATTGTTTTTTCCTTTGAAACATCAAAGTCATCTCTATAAACATCTAATGGTGTGTGGTCTAAAATGTCTGTTGATTGCATTAAGTTTAACAATCCATTGTTTCCAAAGTATTTGTGGTTGTCATATAGAAATTTTAATTGTAACATAAAGTCCATATGATTTTCCTTTGGATAACCTGGTATCCAATTTGCATTATAAAATACATTACTCTCGTGAGCTGATTTCAAGAAGTGACTAACATCATCAGAAGTTTGTCCTTTTTCCATCAATGCCAGTATCTTATTCACTCCATTTTCTACACCAACATTCATATAATTTAGTCCAACATTTACTGCTCTTGTTAGTAACTCTCCGTCAAGTTTCTTATGTGTTCTGAAATGTCCACCCCAATACATTTTTGGTATGTTTCCATTTTCTGTTTCTTCCTCTAACTTATTTACAAGCTTTTTAAACAATGGCATTGACCCGTTGATTAGAGAATCAGTAAACCAAAAGTTATTAATGCCAGTTTGTTTATGTAATCCTTTCATCTCACTAACAATCTTTTCATTATTTTTGTATCGGTATAATCTGGTCTCACTACAAAATGTGCATTTAAAAGTGCAACCTCTTGATGTCTGCATTGGTAGTGTAACTTCCAAGTCAAATAACTCTGCTAATTTTTTATAATCATCTATTACTTTGGTATCCCAACTTGGTGTTTCTAATTCATTTAGATTTTGTGGTAATATACCACCATTGAAAACTGGCTTTCTACCACTACGACCCCTTTTCAATACCGTAGGAAAACTTGGTGTCATTTTATCCCAACGATAAATACCTTTTACATTTTCATAATGTCCGTCTTCCATATAACGATTTACTAATTCAGAGATAATTTTCTCCCCATCTCCCGAACCACAAGCGATATCAACAAACTCTCTATAATTATCTTTCTCAACTAACCCACCAGACTCTGAATACCAAGAGTAAGGGCCACCATACCATATTTGTATATTCTTATTTTTTTGTTTTAAGTATCTCGCTATATAATCTGTTGTAATAATATTTGATGTATATGTAGTAAATGCTACCACATCATAAGTGGATAGTTCATCTATATATTCGTGCCATAAATCTTTAAAGTGTGGTAATATATCCGTTTGAAAATTTGCTTCAGAGTTCCAAGGTTTATCATTACCCCAATCCCAAAACTTTTCTATGTTTTTTTCTTTAGTGTGAATTGACGATAGTATGTTTAAATCTATTTGTTCTACAACGACATCTTTATTATTGATGTGTGATTTTAAACTACCAATTGCGAAAGAAGGTGTTTGAACCGACCATTGTGGACATATACATAATGCTAATCTCATACAAAACAATCCCCCAACATCCAAGAGATACAAGAATATCGTCTTCCTTTTGTGATTGGTGTAACTCTATGTGATAAGAACGCAGGAAAGATTGTGATACTTCCTCGTGTTCTTGGTGCGGTGTAATTGTTTTTACCTGATTTGTCTGTAATTCCAAATTCTAAATTTCCACCCTCATACATTGTTTCATCACTTAATTGTATAACTGCCGTCAGTTTTCTTGTAGAAGTTTCTTTTGAACCACAATCAGTATGCCATTTGTATTTACCACCATTTTCGTATCGTAGTATTTTGACCTTTTCCATTTCTTGTATATTGTATTTCCAAATAGATAGATTAGATAATTCAAATGCCATTTTTATTTTGTTTTTTAGTTTTTCATTATTGATTGTAACTTCTTTATTATCACGAACTTCTTTGTTTAAAATATTATCATCATAATTACCAGCGAGTTCAGATTCAGTTGGTTGTCCTGTTTCCAAGTATCTCATTAGTTTCTGACATTGACTCAATGATAAAAAGTCCTCTCTATGAACTACAAATTTAAAATTGTCGTTTTGTATCATACAAAAGTATCTCCTACTCCCCAACACACACAAGAGTATCTATTACCTTTTGTAATTGGTGATACTCCGTGTCCTGCAAATGAAGGATGTATTATTAACTTTCCTACTTCTGGTTCAACTATTGTTCCGTCAAACAAACTAAATTCTCCACCCTCATAATCTGTATTTAAAAATACAATACAAGTTAGCTTTACTGAACTAAATCTTTTAATTGGATGAAAGTCTGAGTGTGGATTATACCAATCTCCAATATCATATCTGTGTGCTTGTAGTCTATTATCGTAAATACCTTTAATGTTGTATTTATAAATTGTTTGGTCTGCTATTTTTATGGCTGTCCAAAACTTATCAAGATATTTTTGTTCCGTTGTTCTACTGATATTTAACATACAAACACCATCGTCCATAACTGGTTCTTCTTCCCAAACTGGATTTTCTTCACCTGTGTAGTGTCCTTGTTTTCGTGTAGATTCTTTATCGATATACTCTATCATAAAATCACAATCTTCTTGTGAAAAGAAATTACTTTTTTCAACTACCCATTTGAAGTTTTGATTTAACTTCAAACTATCCATATCTATTGGTTTATACATTTTTATCCTTATTTAAAGTGGTCACCGACAAATATCTCTTGGATTACATATCGTTTACCTTTACTAATTGGAACAACATTATGACATAGAAATGCCGGAAATAATGTTAATGAACCTTTTAATTGATTCATTGAATACCACTCTTTTGTATCTTTATCTTGAATACCGAACTGAACTTCACCACCCTCATATTCACTTG